CATGCAGTGTGGTCGGTTCAGTGCGTCGAGGAGACATGATGGTCAGCGCCGGCAATGGTGCTGCTAGATCTGAATCAAATCCAGCGCCAGGATCCATGATTGGTAAAGCTGTGCAGGATCACAACGGTGATACCGGCGTTATTGAAATATTGGTTGGAAGATTATAACAGTTAGTTCGCAGGTTGAAAACTGCGTTCAACTGCTTCAATTTTTTGTTGCACAGCTTCGAGATTCACTGTGCTCCACAAGCCCGGATGCATGGGCTTGGGCCAGTGGCCGCCGTCCAACCAGGCATAGCCCAGGTGTTCATGATTCAGCACAGGCACAAACTCTCGATCAACAATGCACACCCAGGTATGATATTCAAATGCATTGTCTGTGGATGTGAATTTTTCTAATGGGATCAATCGCAGGTAATCGGGCATGCTGCCCAATTCTTCCACACACTCGCGTTCCATTCCGCCCAGCAAGGTTTCACCGGTTTCAACTTTGCCGCCAGGAAGTCCCCATGCGCCGGGATGCTTGGCATCAGATCTCATCAGATAAAGGTATCTTCCAGTGGCATGACTGCGGAACCAAACTCCAACGGCTTTCAAAGTACCAGACTCCATGCGCCACCAGGATACACACCTTGATAACTCTTGATCCATTGTTGTCCATCCCACTCGTATTGCATGCTGGTTGTGATATTGGTCACATATTGTATTTCTGTGGTAACAGCTGAATTAAACACCACGTGCCAATAGTTGTCGCTGTATTCAATGATGTCATTGGCATTGGCAACTAAGCCACGTCCGTTGGCCCCCAACCATCCTTCAGCAGGATAATCATTGTCAATATTACCGGTTGCCTCAGTTAATAGATATCTTACACCTTGAAAATTTGAATCATCCGGATTAGGAGTGTAGGTTAAAGGATTGATGATAGCATCAATTGGAGCCAAAGTATTGGCAGGCACAGTATCGATATCCACATCAAACAGCAAGAATCTGTCATCATTGGGATCTAAAACCACAGTTCCTATCACTTCAGTTTCGTCGGGCTGTACCAGTCTCACTTGACTGATACCCGGACGTAGAGTGCCATATACTCCAATCACTGCTGGCCACAACAGATTGCTGTCGGCCACGATTGTCGGCGGCGTCAATGAATCATTTGATGGCTCCTCTGCGGTTTCCTGCTGTTGCAAGACTTGCAATTTGTTGTTGATCAATACTACAGCCCAATTGTAAGGAGTGATCACTTGTCTAGTGCCCAACAACAAGTCGTTTTGATATATGGCATTGTTTAGATCTCCTTGTGCATCGTACATGCTGGCGATCACACGCTCCACCACACCCAGTTTTTTGACCTTGGCCGGCGATGAGATCCAGATTGGCAGGCCAAATTTCAGTGTGGCCACGTCAATGGGATTTTCTGTACCTTGTGGAATAACCCTGGATGTCCATACACAGTCATCCAGTTCTACCACACTGAGGCTGGTCCAATCAAGATAGTTGTCAGTGCTCTGTATCTCCAAACTAGGATTGAACAAGGTCAGTATCTGCTCCAGTAGTTGGAATTTTTGGTTGGTGTTGCTGGTCCAGATATCTAATGTGATACCCAATTTATAAGGCACAGGCATCAGGCGTTCGATCGTGAATGCATTGCCCTGCGTGGTTTCGTAACTGTCTGTGGCACTGTCGTAGGTGCGCTGGCGCACAGATACTGTATTCACATGATATGGTTCCTGCATCCTGGGCCGATCATAGGTCAGTGCTGACACGTAAAAAGTCATCAGCGGAGTGCTGGGCATGCTGGCTGCGGAATTTTCCTGCAGGATAGTTTGTGCATTCCTACTGGCATCACCGTACCGCACAGGCACACGCAGCAGCGCAGGTTGCTCACCATCACGTCCGTACTGCACCTGGAAGTTTGACACTATCCTGGTAAATTGCAGCAAGAACCTGCGTATTTGTTCGTCGTAAAAGAATGATTGCATGTGTTAGCTGGACTTCTGTCCTGGTTGTGTACGTGGGTATGGGTTTGGTGGAAAATTACCGCCTTGATCGCCATTGTCTGCTCTGGGCCGGAGTATCTCGCTGAGACTCTGGCGGCTAGGTATGTTGCCCATGTCTGTGGTATTCACAGTGTATGTATTGTTAACAAAAGTGCTGCGTAAAGTATCGTTGGTCGCACCGTTGTTGAGATTGGTGCGAACACTGTCTTCAATCTTGATCCAGCGTTTGCCATCATAACGGAACAGTCGATTGGGTTGGTAATCTAATCTCAATGCATAATCTCCCTGTACTGGGTTGAGAGGAAAACTCACCCCAGGAGTGACCGGCAAGCCATTTGGTGCCACGCCCTGACCAGTGAGATACCCCACTGTGTAGCCAGGTCCCTTGGGAGTGACATCCATGCCACTTTGTGTGCCATCCACAGTGGTACTACCATCAGCAGTGAGTGTGGTTGGATTGCCTGGTTGTGAATTCTCTGTGGGGAGAACATAGAATTTGGTCACATCATATCCACTGAGTGGCACTTCAACATCGGCCTGTGTGAGTATAGCATCGTTGATATTGGTATCTCTGACTCTGGTACCTTGACTGTCGGATATGGTAGGTGGCGTATATTCTTGCCAATACGCAGTGTTGGTTATGTCCGTACCGGCTGGGGTATTGACCTTGGCCTGATAATAAGTATCGCCATAATTCACTATGCTGCCTGTTGGATAGAAATTTCCATTGTCCCAAATCTGTTGGCTAACAAATGGTTTGTTAGTGATAGTATCAAATTCTTGTGCGTCTGTGAGTGGGGTAGCCTTGATCCGCCACAAGTGTGGTAACCATGTGACACTGAATCCTTCGCTGGCATAAGCTGCATCCTGTATAACATAATATTTAGAAAATGCAGTAGGCAAGTTTGGATTCAGAGGATGGAAATCTTTGAGATTGGGAACTTCTAGCACATCACCATTCATCAATTTTCGACCAAACACATCAATCATGTCATTGTAATGAAACGTGATAAACAGGGTATCATTATTCAAGAACAGTCCAAATTGGGTAAGATCAAAGTCGATGTCTTGGGTATTATAAACTCCGCGCATGACATACACATCTGGATCATATGCTCGATCTCGGTTTTCCAGCAGCAACAAATCTTGGATGTTCAACGGGCTTTGTGTTTCATAAACCGGCTGGGTAGCATCTGCATTGCCCGAAAATGCAGAATCCGCACCACCAGTTTCGGGCCCAAGATATTTGTGGCAGTAGAGATCCAAACCGCCCACGGTGTACATTTCGGAAATTGTACGGTCCAGGAACTGGTAATCCCGGGTTCGATTGGGACGGTACATGGAAAGTTTAGGCATAGTGTGTTATTTATGGGCAGGTTGACCATAAATTCTGTTTCAGTTATAATACTGGAATGAAAGTCATCAAGTTAGACCGCAGATATAACCCGCACAAAGAAGCTGGGTATCAAGCCGGCCTACGGTTTGCGGGCTGGTGGGATTACAAAGACAAAATCTCTAAGATTGAATCAATCTGCCAAAGTCGCTTGGGCACCAGCTGGTTGGTCCGTGACTCTGACTGGGTTTCATATTTTGGAAAACGGGGACGCAACGTAGAGACACCCTACTACATCATGTTCCGCAGAGAATCAGACATGACTTTTGTGCTATTGTGCGCGGACTTGACCAAAAAAGCCTAATGTGCTATAATTATATCATAAACACCAGCAAAGGAACCCCATGGCAACCCTAGCAACCAAAGCCGCACTAAAATCGCTGAACCCTCGCAGCCCCGACACAAAATATGTTGGCAACGAACCTGAGTGGCGTGTGCAACCCGAACAAGACAGAAATCGCATCAGTGCCATGAGCAATGCGTTTGGTTGGTACAATTATTTTTACGGCAAGAAAGAAGCCAAGGAAATGATCGTGGCCTACTTGGATGCTCACAAGCGAGTGAAGGATGCTAAAAAAATGCGCACCTTGCCCGACAGCCAAGTGCGACTGACCACAGGCTGGTTGTGCCGCATGAGCATGATGGGCTTGGAACTGACAGATCAAGAACAGATCAAGTTGGACAATCTCATCGCAGACTTACTGGCCATAAAAGATCAAGCCGCTGTGGAAGTGGCGGAGCCCGAAGCTGTGGTCAAACCCAACATCCAAGATCGACTGCGTGAAAAGATGAAGGATTGCGCCGGCGAACTGGAAGGCATGTTTGACGACTTTGTGGCTGCAGGCTGCAAGATGTCAGCAGACTGGAAACCCATCGCACAGATCCGCGGCATGAATGTGGCACCACAGATGGTGTATCACATCGCAGACATTTGGAAAACACGGCTGGCTCACTTTGAACTGGCTGTGTCTGGCAAAGACGCTCAGTTGGTTGAGGGCTATTCTTATCTCACCAAGGTGCAGTTGAGAAACATCGTGAAGTTCTGCGAGTCTGTGATCTCTGACTGCGGCGCATACGTGCAGATCAAGAAAGTGGAACGCAAACCGCGCAAGGTCAAACCTGTGAGTCCTGAGAAAAAAGCAGCCAAGTTCAAGCATCAGCTGGAATTTGCTGAACTCAAGCTGAAAGGACTGCCAGCAGCATCCTTGGTGGACAAGAGCGAAGCTTGGTTGTACGACACCAAGAAGCGCAAGCTGATCCATGTGGTAGCTGACAGCCATGCTGGCAGTTTCACTGTCAAGAGCAGCTCAATCATTGGATTCTCTGTGAGCGAGACACAGCAGAAAACTGTGCGCAAACCCGCAGAGACCATCAAGGCCATACAGGCCGCAGGCAAGCCTGCTGCTAGAAAGATTTTCAAAGACCTGACCACAACTGAGACTCAGTTCAATGGTCGCAGCAGCGAGAATCTGCTAGTGCTCAAAAGCTGGTAAATAAGGGGGAACGGAGTTCCCCTTATGTCTGACAACACACTACCACAACTCAAGCAAGCTCTGATTGATTACACTCGCCTAACACTAGGCGGGCAGATAATCGATCTTGAGTTGGACCCTGAACACTATGAAGCAGCATATCAGCGAGCCATAGGTGTTTTCAGACAGCGATCCAATGCTGCATATGAAGAAGCCTATATCTTCATGGAGTTGATCCGAGATCTCAACATCTACACACTGCCGCAAGAAGTGCAAAGTGTGAGACAGATATTCCGTCGAACATTTGGCGATGCCACTGGTCCTTTTGCATCAAACTTTGATCCGTTTGCACAGGCGTCGATCAATGTGTATCTCATGAACTTCAACGTGGCAGGTGGCCTGGCCACATACGATTTCTACAGCCAGTATGTAGAACTAGCAGCCAAGATGTTCGGTGGGTTCATGAACTACACATGGAATCCAGTTAATAAAAAACTGCAACTGATTCGTGATCCCAAAAACACCGGAGAGAATGTGTTGATCTGGTGTTATCAGCTCAAACCCGAAATCAATCTGTTGAGCGACTATCAGATACAGCAATGGATACGAGATTACATGGTGGCTGGATGCAAGATGATCATTGGTGAAGCACGTGAGAAATTTGGTACTATCGCTGGCCCGCAAGGCGGCGGTACCCTAAATGGCACTGCTATGAAAGCCGAAGCTCAAACACAGATAGATCTATTGCTTGAAGATCTTCGCAGGTACATCGACGGAGCACAGCCTATCACCTTTGTGATTGGTTGATCATGAATCCAACTCTGATAGTAGGTTGCAGTTTTGCTGGAATAGCAGCAGGATATTCCCATCCGGCTCCTACAGTCAATCTGGAACGATTTCATTTTTTTGGAGATGCTGCTGCGGGCAATAGGGCCATAGCAGCTAGACTACGACACCAACTGCCCAGGGGCAAATACGATCATGTGGTAGTCATGTGGTCCGGAATAAATCGCATAGATATTCCAATTGAACGAACCGTGCATGAAAAATTGCCGGACACGTATCCATATGTGTCAGTATTGGAAGATTGGGCCTGGTACCTATCCGGTGGAATGGGCAGCAGTTGGCAATCAGATGACCACTGTCCAATACAGGTTAAGTCTCAATTTCGAGAGCAGTATGTGAATCAGACACCAAGATCTGCCACAGATACCACCCTAGCAGCCATCTTAGAAACACAAGAACTGCTAAATTCTCGCAACATCAATTATACCATGTGTTTTATCTACGATATACATCAAAGCTATGATGAAGTAGTAGACAAGGTGACCAACACCCATCGCCGCAACATAGGAACAGATCGTTGGCCACGTTGGTTGGCATTAGAGCATTGCCTAGGCAAAATAGACAACATATCTAGCTTGTATAACATGGTAGATTGGAACAAATTTACTGTGCCTGTGGCACCATATGAATACTGTGCTGAAAGAAACATGTTGCAAATTGATCAATTCCATCCTACCAGTTTTGGCCTGGCAGAATGGTTTGACACACAAGTGGGATTCAACATAACCAGTTGAGTTGTTGATGCTGACAGCATGTGTTATAATGTGCTATGGCAGATTTAATGATTGACATCGAAGGATTAGGTACTGGGCCAGATACCACTATCTTAACCATTGCAGCCCAGAGTTTTGACCCTCTTGGATCAGGATATCACGAACGATTCTACTATGCTAGGATTGATTTGGAAAGCCAAGCTGATCGTAGCATACAACAAGGTACCATAGACTGGTGGGCTACTCAACCGGCAGCAGCACGAGATGAAGCATTCAACGAACAAGGCCGCATACCCTTAGAGCAGGCACTGGACGAGCTGGCCAAGTTCATATGGCAAAGCAAGTTGATATGGGCCAACGGCCCTACTTACGATATGAACATCATTGAGCATGCCTACAAAAGCTATGGCAAGCCATTGCCCTGGCAATTTTACGTGGTGCGCGATGCCAGAACCATATATAGTTTGTGGCCCAATCTGCCTCGTCCTGCTACCAGCCATC